GGTGTTTTAACAAACATAGGCATCGCTACCAGTAAATCAGATGTCGCTGGCGAACTAGGCGTAGATGCAAAAGAATATGATACTGACCTGAACTATATGGGTGCGGTCACGTTTGGATCTAACTGGTGCTATTTTAGTGACATAAAAGAAGTTGTAAAGAAAAATGAGTTTGAAAGTGACACGGAGTGGATGACATGATAGGTGAAAAATTAGTCACAGCGATATTGACACAAGCAGTTGATGATGCTAAATACACAGGCACAGCAAAACATAATTTAAAACATAAGATTGAAGCGATCAACTGGATTATGACAGATGATCCTCAGTTTAAATATTATTGTAGATTGCTTAATATAGAACCTAGTTATATTAAAAATAAATTAGAAAATCACACGGATACTAATTATACTCCTGAACAACAACCAATAGCAGCGAAGATTATCTCTGCCATGTTAAAAAAACAAAACAATGAGCAAAGACGAAGATAAAAATTTAAAAGAAGCATTTAATGATGTGTTTAGATATGCCATGATTATGGGTGTCAAGTTTCCTTGGCAGATGATCGCTGCTACTTTAGTGACAATAGGATTAAGAATATATAGGACAGTATTAGATGATGAAGGTTATAAGGGTATGACAAATGAAATAGCAGATAATTTTGATAACATAGAAAAATTTGAAGACACAACATTACATTAACAAAGGAGGGCTATGAGCTCGTATGATACACAAGTAGGTGGCGATCACTATAAAGACATGAAGATCCAACCATCTGAATTTATAAACAAAAACAAAATGCAATTTGCCGAAGGCAATGCGATCAAGTATATTTGTAGGCACCAAAAGAAAGGTGGCAAACAAGACCTTGAAAAAGCAAAACATTACATTGATATGATTATAGAAAGAGATTATGGCGATGATGCTTATAGAAGTCAGACCTTTGAGGTCTCTTTGCCAAATGATCTATCCATAAGTTATGGCGATGTAGATAAATCTTTTGAAAACGAAAGAGAAACTAAGTGAGAGAACAATATGACCTATGATGAACTACAAAAAAAGGTATCAAAGTTATTAGAAGATACCGAAGATAAGATGACAAACCTTATTGAAGAATATAATGAATCTATTGAAGATAAGGAAGATGAGAATGAGATCGATACCGTTGATCTTCATAATGTGTTTGATCCATTAAACGACTATATAGAAGACTATACACAATAAAAAAATGAGACAACCACAGTTATTTGAGACCGAAGATCAATACGGCAATGATATAATACAAGACCCTAAACTACCTCACGTTGATATGTCAATCAAAGAGAGATTGATAGATCCTAAGAATAAGTGTCTTGGTAAGAGTTATCTAAATCTAGGCAATCATGTATTGCTTATATTGTTTATATTATGTATTGCTTTTGTATTGTATGCTAGTTATTGAAATCGCCCTTTGGTGCTAGCTTAGCAGGTTTCTGAAGGACGCACACCCATACTTATAATATTACCGATCCTCACTTAGATAATATCAAAAGTACCTAGTATCATACAGACTAATATATAACCCATATAACCTAATAAACAATATCCTATTATCTTTTCGTAAATACTAAACATTAGTTTAGATCAATTCTACCTGCGTCTATATCAACATTATTACCATTGATATCATGTAGGGCAGCATTTTGTTGATGTGTGCCCTGCGTGCTTTGTGTCTTAGTAGCACAAGTTTCTGTAATCTGTCCTACAACACCTATATTCATATTACCTGCAATCTGCATATTCATATTACGAGAGCAGTTAATATTAATATCACCTGCATCTTGACCAGATGATAATGTTGTTAGGTTTATATTACCACCGTTTACCTCTACATTGACATTACTACCTTGACCAACTTCTATGTTATAGTTATTGCCTGCTTCACCTAGACTGTTTACCCTAATTCTTAGACCTTTGTCTATGGTTGTTCTTTGATCGCCTTGTATGTGGCAGAACTCATCATTTGATATTATGTTATAGTTATCTTGTTTGACCCTTGTGATCTTTGTACCGTTATTAAATATTTCATAACCTGTACCTGATGCATGACGTTCATGTATTCTTTGTTTATCTTTTGTATCATCAAATTCTTTTATGTGACCACCCTCTGTCTCAAAGACATGATTGTTTGGATATATTGTAGCATATTCTGTTTCTGGTTCGTCCCATGTACCAACAACAGGTCTACCTGTGCCTGCACCTGTGATTGTGTCAAGATCGCTTGGTATCTTTGCCACACCTTTTGTAATACCATCAATCTGTGCTGTACCTACTGCGATATCTCTATCTGCTTTTCTTAGTGTTAATGTGCTGTGAGGTGCGTCTTCATCATTTCTTGCTAATCTGTTTACATCTGATTCAGCATACTTAGGATAGTTACCTTTAGGATCAAAAAAACCTTCTTGTTTAGATTGCACACCATCAGCGGTTGCTTCAAAAGGTAAACCATCTGTTGTTATTACACCAGGCAATGTACCTATAATCATAGGTTGTTGTGCTGTTTCGCCATCTGTAAAGAAACCTACAACCCATGTACCTTCAACAACACCAAGAGGTGTTTGACCAACACCTGATACTGTTGCACTTGTAATAGGATTCATGACGTGTGCCCATGGCAGATCATCGGTAGGTAGTTTGACCTTGTCTTTTGTGTGATAACCTAGACAACGAACTTTTACTCTTCCTACCTTTTTAGGATCCTCTCGATCTTCGACAACGCCGACAAACCAAACAAACCCATCTTTTCCCATAAAGTTTTTCATAATACTGTTAATCCTGTTTCTCTGTTTAAATATTTATAGTCTAACTTAACAACATCAAAATCCTGTTTAATCTTTTCTGCAATCTCATCTACATTAAACTCAGCACAAGAATATACGTCTATCTGCATCAAAGCAGGATTTGGTTCATCCCAGACATGTATTGCTATATGTGATGTTTCAATAACTGCAATGCCAGTAATACCACGATTACCTTCCATCTTGCAATACTTGACATAAGGTCCCATCAATATTTTCATGTTAATGGTTTCGATAAAATCTTTTAACCATTCTGTAAGTTGTTCTTCGTCTGTGGGAACTCTATTTGCTTCGGCACGTATGATTAGGTGTTTGTGAACCTTGATTGGATTTCTCATACGGCATAACTTTAATTATCGACTGGTGCGTTTGCTCTCCATTGATAGCATGACCAGTATCTTGCTTTTGTTTTAGGTCCTGGATTATCACAATTATGTCTTGCACGAAAGGACTTACGTCTTGCAGGATCATCACGTTTTATTGATAGACCAGTTGTATCACCAAATGATACCTTTTTTACCTTATCACCATCTTTAACATAAACATAAAACTTCTTAGAACCGCCCCTTATTGGATCGTTTAGTTTTACCTTTTTGCCTTGATACTCTGCTTCGGTGATCTCTAGATCCTTAAATTGCTCTTCGCAAATAGCGTCAATCGCTTCTACTTGTTTTAATGTTTTCATATTAACAATATTTATAAGAACCGCAGAAAGCCTTAGAATTTTCCAGAGAAATTTTTTTTAGAGATTAACCCTTGGTATAGGGCATCTTATCGTTTGCAATTAATCTACACGTTGCCTGAATGTCTTTTACCAGATGATCGACTTCGGCATCTCTTGCCACAGTCTTTGGATTATCATATTTGATATTATACAGATAATCACTCTGTATCTTTAGACCATCAATCTTTTTGCATAGATCACTTATCTTGTGTATCATATATTATATTATACATGATTTACCGATAAATGTCAAGCAGTCTAACTGCCAATTGCCAATGCGTTTTTAAACTCCTTGTGATATTTACCTATTTGTCTTGTGTCTGAGACCATCTGGTCCTTTAGTTTTAGTTTCTTCTTTTTTAGATTTGTGATTAGGTCTCGGTTGTATGAATTGGTCTTTTCTAACTTAGTTATCTTATCGTCTAAGTATTTGTGTTTTCTCTTGTAAGAATCTTTATTACTCATAAATCTCCTTTGTTTGATATCTTTAAATACTTATATGACTAAAAATCCCCACGAGAAAAATTTTTGAGATAAAATGGCACATACCACTTTAGATAGAAACGGTCTATGTCAAAACAGATCCCTTATGACTACTGGTTGTTATTAGGCAAGATTTTGACGCACGGTAGTACAGTTGCTTGCTGTATAAAAAATTACTTTCTCTCCTTCTCTTTATAGAAGTAATCATTAGTGTCCCCATAGACCCACTTAACGTCTGACTCTGAGAAGTAGTACCTGCTGGATACCTTGAAGTCAGGGAACTTTAACTCGCTAGGTGTCAGCGATTGTTCATACCATAACATTCTGTTGTTTGGCTGAGCAAAGAACTGACCGTTTGCTAGTTTACCGAAGTTGAACTGCTTGTGTTCGCTGGGCACCTCTGCGACCGTAGTGTTTATCATATTAGGGTC